CCTCGGAAGAATACGCAGACTGTTCGCGAGGCCCCCCTGCTTTGAAGCGGCGATAAGTAATCCACGCGCACGCGTGAGCAGGAGGCAAAAATAACGCAAAAAGGAGGCGTTTTCTGTGGCGAATCAGCGTGAAAAGACCAAAGAACAGCGGATCCGCGCGGAGAAAGCGCGTCTGAAAAAGCTTTACCGGAATCTGCCGAAGGAAGCAGCCGGGACTGTCGCGGGGCTCATCGATCAGGCGGCCTTCATGCGCATTGAGTGCGAGGACATGGCCGACGATCTGCGGGAAAACGGCTGGACGGAGCTTTTTCGCCAGTCCGAACGTCTCGACCCGTATGAGCGGGCGCGCCCAATCGGGCAGGCGTACAACTCCACGAACGCAAATTACCAGAAGATCATCAAGCAGCTGACGGCGCTGCTGCCGAAGCCGGACACCGCGCCAAAGCAGGAGGACGACGGCTTTGCAAGCTTTGTCCGGGAGCGTGACGAGGAATGAAACTCACGCGCTACCCGGAGACCTACAACCCCATCCTCGAATACTGGCAGGCTATCCAGGGCGGCCGCGAGGTCGTCAGCCTGAAAGTCCAGAAGACCTACCGGCACGTTGTAGAGCAGCTGGAAAACACGGATTCCGAGTTTTATTATTCCCCGCGCCGGGCAAACCACGTCCTCGAATTTTTTGAAAACTACTGCCACCACTCCAAGGGAAAGGCGGGCGGCCAGCTCGTCAAGCTGGAGCTCTGGGAAAAGGCGCTGCTGGCGACTGTCTTCGGGTTTATCGACATCGAGGGAAACCGGCAATACCGCGAAGCGATCCTCATTGTAGGCAAGAAAAACGGCAAGTCGCTGCTGGCCTCCGGCGTCGGCTTGTATTTACAGCTGGCGGATGGCGAAGCGGGGCCGGAGGTCTATGCCGTTGCGACCAAGCGCGACCAGGCGAAGATCATCTGGCAGGAAGCCAAGCGCATGGTGCAGAAATCTCCGGCGCTGCGCAAGCGGACGCGCTGCCTGGTCGGCGAGGTGGACAGCGATTACAACGACGGCGTATTCAAGCCGCTGTCCTCGGACAGCGACACGCTCGACGGCCTGAATATCCACGGAGCCATGATGGACGAGATCCATCAGTGGAAAAACGGCAGACCGCTGTACAACATCATTGCCGACGGCGATCAAGCCCGCGAACAGCCGTTGCGGCTTATCACCTCCACCGCCGGCACCATCCGAGAAGACATCTACGACGAGAAATACGAAGAGGCCGAGCGCATCATAAACGGCTACGAAGATCCGGACGGGTACCACGACCCGCGCCGGATCGCGTTTATTTACGAGCTCGACAAACGCAGCGAGTGGACAGACCCGGACTGCTGGAAAAAGGCAAATCCGGGCCTCGGGACGATCAAGAGCTACACGGCGCTGAAAGAGCGGGTCGAGCGGGCGGAGAAAAACCCGGCCCTCGTCCGCAACCTCGTCTGCAAGGATTTCAACATCCGCGAGACCTCCAGCGAAGCCTGGCTCAACTTCGAGCAGCTCGACAACCGCGACACCTTCCAGCTCGACAAGGAAAACCGCCGCCTGATCTGGCAGCACCACATGGCGGACGGCAAGACGCAGGAGCGCGTGCTTTCCTACCCGCGATACGGCATCGGCGGCGCGGACCTCTCCAAAACCACTGACCTGACGGCGGCAAAGGTGCTGTTCCAAGTGCCGGAGCTGCCGGAGATCCTGTTTGTGCTGCAGATGTACTGGCTGCCGCAGGACCTTTTGGAAAAGCGCGTCACGGAGGACAAGATCCCATACGACAAGTGGCATGAGCGCGGGCTGCTCCGGCTGTCCGAGGGGAATAAGATCCGCTATGAGGACGTCAAAGCATGGTTCATCGAGGTACAGGAAGACCTCGATATTTTTATCCCATTTATCGGGTATGATGCGTGGTCTGCGTCTTATTGGGTGGACAGCATGGCGGACTATTTCGGGAAAGAGGCCATGATCGCCGTGCATCAGGGTGTCAAGACCCTGTCCGAGCCAATGAAGCGCTGTGGGAACGACTTGGAATCCAAGCGCATTATTTACAACAACCACCCGATCGACAAGTGGAACCTCGCAAACACCGCCTACGACGAGGACAAAAACGGCAATATCCAGCCGCACAAGACGAGCAAGTCCACGCGCCGCATTGACGGAACGGCGGCTCTGCTCGACGCCTACACGATCTACGATCAGAAGCAGGCGGAATACACCAGTATGCTCTAGGAGTGAGACAATGGGATTTTTTAAAAACCTCCTGACGAATATCACGACGACCAAGCGCGTCTCGACCGTTCAGATGGTGCAGGAGCGCGGAAATGGCTTTTACAGCTACAACGGCAAAATGTATCAGTCCGATATCGTCCGCGCCTGCATCCGACCCAAGATCAAGGCAATCGGCAAGCTGACGGCCAAGCACATCCGGGAGACCATCACCGCCCAGACGCGGAAGATCGCCGTAAATCCGGAGCCGTATATCCGGTTCCTGCTCGAGGAACCGAACCAGTACATGACCGGCCAGATGCTGCAGGAAAAGCTGGCCGCACAGCTGGTGCTCAACAACAACGCCTTCGCGGTCATTCTGCGGGATGAAAACGGCCTGCCGAACGCCATTTTCCCGGTCGCGGCCATGCAGGCCGACGCCGTTTACGACGCAGGCGGGAATCTGTACCTGAAATTTTACATGCAGAACGGCAGCGTACTGACGTTTGCCTATGACGATATCATCCACCTGCGCGGGGACTTTTACGAAAATGATATCTTCGGCGACCCGATCGCCCCGGCCATCGTGCCGCTCATGGAGATCGTCACCACGACGGATCAGGGCATCGTCAAGGCCATCCGGAATAGCGCCGTCATCCGCTGGCTTTTGATGTTCGCATCCTCCATGCGCTCGGAGGATATCAAGAAGCGCGCGCAGGACTTTGCCGACAGCTTCCTCAATGTTTCCAACGGAACGGGCGTCGCGGCCGTCGACGCAAAGGCCGAGGCCAAGCAGATCGACCCCAAGGACTACGTCCCGAACGCCGCACAGATGGATAAGACCACGCAGCGCATCTATGCCCTGTTTAATACCAACCCGCACATCGTCACATCCATTGCGACGGAGGATGAGCAGAACGCCTATTTTGACGCCGAGATTGAGCCGGTTTTGAAGCAGCTGAGCGGCGAGTACACCCGCAAGCTATTTTCCCGGCGCGAGCGCGGCTGCGGCAACCGCATCGTCTTTGAGGCGTCCGCGTGGGACTTCGCCTCGACCTCGACCAAGCTCAACCTCCTGCAGATGGTCGACCGCGGCGCGCTGACGCCGAACGAATGGCGTCGCGCCTTTAACCTCGCGCCGGTCGACGGCGGCGACAAGCCAATCCGCAGGCTGGACACGCAGCCGGTCGACCGGAACGCCACGCAGAAAGGAGATGAAACCGCATGAAGATCAGCATTCGCGGGCCCATCGTGTCCAGCAACCAGCACCGCTTTTATCAGTGGTACGGCATGGAGGCGACGAGCCCTAAATCCGTAGCCGACGCGCTTGCATCCGGAAACGGTGAGCGGGCAGAGGTCGAGATCAATTCCGGCGGCGGAGAGATCTTCGCCGCGAGCGAGATCTATACCGCCCTGCGCAATTACGCGGGCGGCGTCCACATCCGCATCGTCGGACTCGCGGCTTCAGCCGCGTCCATCATCGCCATGGCGGGCGAGTCGGAAATGACGCCGACCGGCATGATGATGATCCACAACGTCCAGTCCAGCGCCGACGGCGACTACCGCCAGATGGAGCACACCGCCGGTGTCCTGCGCGACGCCAACCACGCCATTATCTCGGCCTACGTCGCCAAGACTGGCAGGCCGGAGGCGGAGATCGCCGCCATGATGGACGCGGAAACATGGATCACAGCGGAGCGGGCCGTAGAGCTCGGCCTCGTCGACCGCGTGATGCAGCCGGATACCGGCCAGAAGCCGCTGGCAGCGGATTTTTATTCCGGCATGCTCAGCGAAGACGCGCTCAAACGCGCGGAAAACTTTTTAAAAAATCAGGCTGCGGGGCCTGACTTTTTTATGCCCGAACGGGCGCAGGCAGAAGCAAAACTGAAATTTTTAAAACTCAAAGGAGAATTGAAATGACAAAGGAATTTTACAACATCCAGCGCCAGAAGCTCATGGACGAAGCCCAGAAGCTGCTGGACGAAGGCAAGACCGCAGAGGCGCAGGCCAAGATGAAAGAAGTCGAGGCCCTCGACGCCAAGTTTGAGGAGGAAGCCAAGATTCAGGCAAACCTCAACGCGCTTGCGGGTCAGAAAGTCGCGGCTCCGGCTGCGGCGGCACAGTCCATCGACCTGTCCGGCACGGCAAAGACTCCGGACGTGCTCGACCGGTACGACACCGACGAGTACAAGCGGGCCTTCATGAACTACGTTTTGACCGGCAAGAAGATTCCCGCAGAGCTGACCAATGTGGACGCCAACACCAAGACAACCGACGTCGGCAGCGTCATCCCGACCACGACGATCCAGAAGATCTACGAGAAGATGGAAGCCATCGGCATGATCCTGCCGCGCGTAACACACACGTCCTACGCGGGCGGCGTCCAGGTCCCGACCAGCTCGGCCAAGCCGACGGCCTCCTGGGTCGCCGAGGGTGAGGGCTCCGACAAACAGAAGACTTCGACCGGCAAGATCGTCTTTGCGTACCACAAGCTGCGCTGCGCGATCTCCATGTCGCTGGAAGTTTCTATCATGGCGTACCCGATGTTCGAGGCACAGTTTGTCCGGAACGTCGCAAATGCGATGGTAAAGGCGAAGGAGCAGGCCATCATCAACGGCACCGGTTCCGGCCAGCCGAAGGGAATCCTTGCGGAGACAGCCCCGACCGGCCAGAACATCGACATTGCCGCCGCGACAACTGCTCTGACCTACAAGGATCTGTGCAAGGCCGAAGCTGCGCTGCCGCAGGCATATGACGGCGCGGTCTGGTTCATGTCCAAGAAGACATTCGAGACGCAGATCGTCGGCATGGTCGACAACAACGGCCAGCCCGTCGCGCGCGTCAACTACGGCATCAACGGCAAGCCCGTCAACTACATCCTCGGCCGCGAGGTCATCCTGACCGGCGACTACCTGCCGGCCTTTGCGGCGTCGGTCACGGCCGACACCGTCTTCGCCTTTATGTTCGATCCGGCGTACTACCTCTGGAACGAGAACATGGGCATGACGGTAAAGCGCTACACCGACGAGGACACCGACGACGAGGTCACAAAGGCCATCGAGATCGCCGACGGTGCGTGCGTCGACGTCAACAGCCTCGTCACGCTGACCAAGAAGAAGGCCTGACGGCGCGCGGCCAACAGGGAGGGATAACCAATGGCTTTGATCAACGTTGCAAAAACCGCCCTGCGGCTGACCACAAACGCCCTTGACGACGAGCTCGCCGACGAGATCGACGCCTGCCTCCTGCGCCTGCATCTTGCGGGCGCGGAGGGGGCGGACGAAGACCCGCTTGTAAAGGACGCAGTCCGCGCCTACGTCCGCTGGCAGCATGATTTCTGCGGCCGGGGCGAGGAATGGAAGACCTGCTTTGCAGATATCCGCGACGCTATGGGGCTGTCCGACGATTACAGGGCAGTCCAAGCCAGCGGCGGAGCAGGAGGTGCTTGCTGTGATCTTTGACACGCAGATCACGCTGCGCCTGTTCTCCTACCCCATCGTAAACGGCCAGACGACGGAAAAGCTCGAGCGAGAAACCACCGTCTGGGCTGCCCGCAAGTCCGTAAACCGCGCCGAGTATTATCAGGCCGCGCAAGCCGGCAAACGCACGGACGCAATTTTCCGCATGCACAGCGCGGAATACGGCGGTGAGCAGCAGCTCACCTGCGGCTCGGACGTCTTTGACGTCGTCCGCAGCTACGGCGCGGAGACGGAAGAGGTAGAGCTGACCTGCAAACGGAGGGGCGGCGCATGATGATCTATGAGGCGCTGGCAGACCTGGGCGTACCGGTCTGCCACCCGCCATACAAGGGCGGAGAAGAAACCTACATCACCTATCAGCTGCTCGGCCAGTCCGGGCAGCTCTACGCCGAGGGCGGAGAGGCCGAGACCGGCGTGCAGTACGCCGTTTCCATCTTTGCCGAGGGCTTTGCCGCCGGGCTTTTAAAGCGTGTGAAAGCCGCGCTGGAGGCCGCTGGCTACATCGTCACCGTCGACATGGAAACATACGACAAGGAAACAGGCCGCACGCAGATCGCGCTCATCGCCGAAACGGAGGGCGCAATCTATGGCTAACATCTCCATCACCGGTGCCGACGAGCTCATGGCCACGCTCCAGAAAGCGAATGTTTTTGATGAGGACATGCAGCAGGAGCTCCTGTACGCCGCCGGGGATATCATCGTCGAGGAACTGCAAAAAATGGTAAAGACGAGCGGGTTTCAGACCGAGGCATATGCATCCAGCGTGAAATACCGCAAAACCATCAAACGCGACAAAAACGGAGACCCGTACATCTCCATCACCGCAGTCGGCAAAAACGAGCACGGAACGCGCAGGGCGACCGTGCTTTTTGTTTTGAATTACGGCCGCGCGAAGGAGTACGGGCAGATCACAGGAACTTATTTTTGGACAAAGGGCGTCAGGAACGCGCAGAAGCGCGTAAACGCGGAGCTCGAAAAGATCCTTACACAAAAGCTGAAAGAAAGGGGCCTATTGTAAATGCCTAGTTTTGACTTACGCGGCATCCGGGCGGGAAAGTATAAAAACACGTCCGGCACCGTGACCTACACAGAGCCGACCGACGTCGGCGACGCCATGAGCGCGCAGCTGGAACTCAAGTTCGCCGAGGGCCGCCTGTACGCGGAATCCAAGCTTGCCGAGTATATCAAGCTTGCCACCGGCGGCACGATCTCGCTGGCTGTCAAGTACATCAAAAAGGCCGCACAGGCCATGCTCTACGGCTGCACATCCGATACGAGCAAGGAAAATCTGAAATTCTCGGCAAAAGACATCGCAAACTATGTCGGCGTCGGCTTTTACGCGCCGGATAAGATCGACGGCGTGACCAAATACACCTGCGTCTGGGTTCCGAAAGTGCTGTTCGGCCCGCCCTCGCTGTCCTACCAGACCAAGGGCGAGAACATCCAGTTCAACACGCCGACCACGACCGGCGAATTCCTCGCCGACGACTCCGCCGACGAGCTGCTGCTCGAGATCGAGACCGTCGACACCGCAGAGGCCGCCGTCGCATGGATCAAGGGAAAGTTGGGTGAGACGTGATGGAGACGACCAAGCTCAACACCGTCGACTATGAACTTGAGGGCCGGGTCTACCGGCTCTCCTGCAACATGAACGTCATTGCCTACGTGCAGGACGAGTATGACGGGAATCTTCTTCAGGCGCTCGACCGGGTCCGCGGGATCAAGAGCACACTGGCATTTCTAGCCGGTATGCTGACCGACGCGGCAGACTCGCAGGGGATTAAGGATGAAAACGGACTGCCGCTGGTATTTACGCGGAAGCAGTTGGGCCGAAAGCTCACGCTCGCGCAGACTGTAGAGGCCGGAAAGCTGATCTATCCGCTGGTTCGGGCCGAAGTATTGAAGAACGCGGGGGCCGAAACGAAACCGCAGGAAGACGAAAAAAACTGACACAGCCGGGGGAACCGAAGCCGAACGGCTTTGATTTCCCCGGCTATCTTGCCATTTGGCTGTTCCGGCTGCACCTGCCGGAGCGGGACTTCTGGAAGACCATGAGCCCGCGCCGCCTGACGCTCCTGCTTGACGCACTGGAGCCGCCCAAAAAGCCGGAAGAGCCGCAGAGCCTGTCCGCCTACATCAACGGAGGCACATAATATGCCAAACATCAACACAAGATTTACGCTTTCGGGCGAAAAAGAATACAAGCAGGCCATTTCCGAGATCGGCAGCGGCATGAAGGTGCTGGACTCGGAGATGCGAAAGGTGCAGTCGGCCTACGCGCAGAACGCCGACAGCGTCGAGGCGCTGAGCGCCAAAAACGACGTGCTCGAGCGCAAAATCTCCACGCAGACCGAAAAGATCGAGTATCTGCGTGCCGCCCTGCAGCAGTCCGCCGAGAGATACGGCGAGGCAGACAAGCGCACCATGCAGTGGCAGACCAGCCTCAACAACGCCGAGGCGGATCTGAACAGCCTCAACAATCAAGTCGACGAAAACAAGCAGAAGATCGCCGACTCCGGCAAGGAGATGGGCAACCTCGGCGACGTGGTGAACAGCCTGACCTCCAAGCTCGGGATCCAGCTGCCGGACAGCATGAAAACGTCCATGAACGGCATGCTGCAGCTCGACACTACGACAATCGCAGTTGCGGGCGGCTTTGCCGCCGTCGCTGCGGCGATCGTCAAGGCGGAAAAGGCGCTGATCTCCATGACGAAGGAAGCAGCCTCGAATGCAGACGATCTGCTCACGCTCGCCTCCGTGACCGGCATGACGACCGACTCCGTGCAGGAGCTCAACTATATGGCCGACCTCACGGACGTCTCACTCGACCGGATCAAGGACAGCCTCAAGGAGACCACCAACAAAATGCAGGAGGCCGCAGCGGGCACCGGCGACGCCTATGATGCGTACCAGCGTCTGGGTGTAGAGATCACCAACGCCGACGGCAGCCTCCGCAGCGCGCAGGACGTCTTTTACGACACCATCGACGCGCTGGGTGATATGAAAAACCAGGCCGAGCGGGACGCACTGGCCATGGATCTCATGTCGGAGTCGGCACAGGAGCTGAACCCCATCATTGAGCTTGGCGGAGACAAGCTGCGCGAATACGCGCAGGAAGCCCACGACATGGGCTATGTGCTGGACAACGACGCGCTCAAATCGCTTCAGGCCGTCGACGACGCCTACTCCCGCCTGCAGAACACGCAGGAGGGCGTGAAAAACCAACTGGCCGTGGAGTTTGCGCCGTACCTAGAAGAATTTTACGGTGACGCGACACAGGGCGTGAAGGATCTCGGAAAGGCGATCAAGGACTCCGGCATCGTAGACGCCTTCGGCATGCTGCTTGAGACCGTCGGCGACATCCTCAATCCCATGTCCGATCTGTCCGGAAACCGCGTCCCGGCACTGACCAACGCACTGCGACCGCTGGCGGAGGTCATGGCGCTGATCGCAGACACGGCGGACTTTTTTGCGGGCCTGTTTACGCTGGATTTTAAGAAAATGGGCAATGCCCTAGGCTTTGGATATGCCAGCGGAAACGGCAATAAGTACCAGACGCTGCAGGACAGCTACGCGGCAAAATCGTGGGGCAGCAGCGCGTCCGACCTCTCCAAGGCCTACGAAGAGGCCGTCGCCCGCGGCGACTCGTCGACCCTCGGTATCACCGAGGACGAATGGCGCAGGCGGTATCTGGGCGGCAACGCCGCCGGCACGGACAACTGGTCCGGCGGGTGGACGAAGGTAAACGAAAACGGCCTTGAGCGGATCTATCTCCCCTCCGGCTCGCGCATCCAGACGGCCAGCGAGACCCGCTACACATCCGGCGACACCTACAACACCACCGTCTACGTCGACCACGTCGACGACCTCGACACCATCCTCCGCATCGCCAAAAACGCACGCATCACAGCCAGAATGGGGGCGAAGTAAATGCCAACCTTTACAGTGCAAGCGAGTGGGTCGACGGCAGTTGCAAAGAACCACCCGAATACAAACTACTCAAATCTTACACAGTACAAGTTGTTTGCGGACCCGTTTACGGGGGAAGCAGGAAACGTCAAACAAGGGGATAACATATATATCAAATTCCCTGTGCCGGGAGATGCGTACAAGTTTAAGCGGGTAAGCAAAGTAACGCTTTCGTTTTACGCACAGCCGACAGAAGATAGCGGAAATGGGTACAAGCAAATCTGGACGTATGTAAATGCGTTGGAAAGCCAATTTGATACGAGCGTGATAACGTATGCAACGCGACCAGAAATCAGCCAAACATATACTGGGATTTCAGAGCATGCAGATGGAGAGTGGACTGCGTTAAACGAAATTGTGCAGCTGAACGCGGTTTTTGATCTGGCACAATACAGGAGCAAGAAGGAAGAAGTAAAAAAAGGAATAAAAAACGGGTTTGTCGTTGCGTTTCGTGGCGCTGTATCAGGAACAAGCGAAGCTATTTTTTACGGAGAAAAGTCAACACACAAGCCATTTCTGACGTGTGAATACTCGAATGATAATGTCGGCATAAAAGCAGACAATTTATCGCCATCGGCAGGGGCATTCGTAAATCGAGCGCAAAAAAACACATTTACATGGGACGCCGAGGATGACACAGATCTCACGCAGGTTTGCTTCGCAGAGGTGAAACAAACCTCCGCTGTTTTTGAATGGCGCGTAAAAAATGCAAGCACATCAAAAACAATAAGCGTATCAGGAACAACGACTGCATGCACAGTCCCTGCGAACACATTCCCATCAGGGATAATCGAATGGCGCGTAAAGGTGACGGCGAACAGCGGCACGACAACAACGTCCGCATGGCAGGAGATCACGACCACGGACGTCACCCCGACGGCCAAGCCTGTTTCCCCATCCGGCATCGTCATCGACGCGACAATCGTCAACCGCTTTTCGTGGCAGCACATCATTTCCACCGGAACGCCGCAGAGCAAGGCCGACCTGCAATGGTCCGCCGACGGCACGACCTGGAACACGCTCGCGACCGTCACCGGCGAAAATCAGTATTACGACGTTCCGGCGAACAAATTCACAAGCGGAACAAAATACTGGCGCGTGCGCACCTACAACACCGACGGCACGGCCTCGGCGTGGAGCGAAAAGGCCGAGTTTATCGCCATCAACGCCCCGTCGGCCCCGTCCATCGTCATCCAGTCCACCGGCCCGCGCCCGCGCATCACCTGGCAGACCACGGAGCAGGAGGCCTATCAGCTGACGCTCTCCAATGGATACGCCTCCGGCACGGTCTACGGCACGGAGAAGGCATGGCGCTCGCCGGTCTACCTCGCCGACGGCAGCTACACTGTCCGCGTCCGCGTGCAGAACAAGTACGGCATGTGGTCCGAGTGGAGCGCAGCCGCGCTCCCCGTTTCGCACACCGAGGGCGAGGCGATCACACTGTCGGTCGATGCGGCCCACGAGGCCGCGCTGACCTGGCAGACCGCAGGCAGCTATGATTTTTATCTGATCGAGCGGGACGGCGTCGCCATTGGCCGCACCATCCAAAAGCAGTACGTCGACTACACCAGCATCGGCAGCGTGACCTACCGCGTCCGCGGCTGCTACGCAGACAGTGACAACTATGGCGTGTCCAATTCCGACACCGTCGAGATCCTGCCCGAGACCAACATGATCTGCGACCTCGAGACCGGCGTCTGGCTCGAGATGCGCCTGTCCGAAACGCAGCTGCGCACCAACCGCACCAGCTTCTCGGCCGGTGTCTCGACCGTCCATCTGGCGGGCCTTGCCTACCCCGTCGAGGAGCGCAGCGAGCAGCGCGACCGCGCCCTGTCCGTCGCCTGTGCCTGGCCGCACGCGCAGCGGGCCGCAGCCCTTGCGCTTGAGGCCCTTGTCGGCCGCCTCGTCTGCCTCAAGGACCGCTACGGAAACATGGCCATCGGCACGCTCCCGTCGCTCGAGAGCAACTGCGACGAGTTCATGCGCCGCTATTCCTTTACCATCTCGCACACGAACCGGGAGGAGGCGATCACCCTTGACCCGTGACGTCCGCTTCCGCGTCGACGTGCTCAGAAACGGCGCACCCATCACCCACCTCCAATGGGACACCGGCAGCGCCCCGCAGATCATCGCCAGCCGCGACGCGACGATCCACACCAGCATCAAGGGCACCTTCCTCGTCAACGACGCGGTCGACTACCTCTCCGACGAGCTCCAGCCTGTCATGACCATCGACGGGAAGGAGACGCCCCTCGGCATCTATCAGGCCGCGACCCCGAGCATCAAGGGCGCGGCCGGTCAGAAGCGCGTCGAGGTCGAGGCCTACGACCGCTGCTGGCGCGTCTACAGCAACCGCACCGAGACCATCCTGCACCTGTCCGCCGGTGCGTCCTATCTCACCGAGATCCGCAAGCTGCTCACCGCCTGCGGCGTCGCGCTCGTCATTGCGACGCCGTCGGACGCGACGCTGCAGACCGACCGCGAAGACTGGGATGTCGGCACGAGCTACCTGACCATCGTCAACGACCTGCTGGCCGAGATCAACTACAACAGCCTCTGGTTCGACGCCTCCGGCGTCGCCCGTCTCGAGCCCTATCAGGAGCCGAGCGCGCAGAACATCGACTGGTCCTACGGCACGACGGACCTCTTTCTTCCAGACCGGCATCCGGGGCCGAACTTCTCAGATGAGGAAGACATCTTCAACGCGCCGAACGTCTTCATCTGCGTCTGCTCCAACCCGGATTTGGAACAGCCGATGGTAGCGACGGCGATCAACGACAATCCGCAATCGCGGAAGTCCACGTTCCGGCGCAACATGCGCATCGCCTCGCTCATCAAGGTCGACAATATCGCCTCGCAGGAGGAGCTGCAGGCCTACGCCGACCGCATGCGCAACGAGTCGCTCCTTTCCGCCCGGGCCATCACGTTTTATACCCTCAACGACCCCGGTCACGGCATCGGTGACGTCCTCGCGCTCACGCACGACGACATCGGCGGCATTTACCTCGAGACCGGCTGGCAGATGCAGCTGTCAGCCGGAAGCCTGATGACACACTCTGCAAAAAGGACGGTGATTGCGTAAATGGAAGGCGTCGACAGCCTGTACACCGAAGAACCCGAAGAGCAGCAGACCGAAGAACAGCAGCAGCCGTTCCAGCTGGCCGTCATTGCGACGGTCGAGGAAGACGGCCTGACCCTCACGCCTGACGGCGCGGAGGAGCCGACCGAGAAGCATTTTAAATGCAACACCGGCATCAACTTCGCCGCCGGACAGCGCGTGGCCGTCCTCGAACTGTCCGGCAGCAAGGTCGTCATGTTCCCGATCGGCAACCCCGGCGCGGACGCGCCGGCGAAGATCCCAACCGGCGGCACGGCCGGGCAGGTACTCAAAAAATCGTCCGACAACGACTACGCGCTCACATGGGGCAGCATCACCGGCCTTCTGCCGACCGGAGGAACGAGCGGACAGATCCTCAAAAAGTCAGGCAACGCTGACTATGCCGTCGAATGGGGCGACATCAACGGTGCTCTGCCGTCCGGCGGAACGACGGGCCAAGTGCTCAAAAAATCCAGCGCCACCGACTACGCCGTCACCTGGGGAAGCCCAGACGGCATCCTGCCGACCGGCGGCACCGATGGTCAGGTCCTGCTCAAAAACGGCGCGAGCAACTACGCCGCCAAGTGGGGCAGCATCACCGGCGCGCTCCCGACCGGCGGCACATCCGGCCAGGTGCTGAAAAAATCCAGCGCCACCAACTACGCTTGCACGTGGGGCGACGTCGACGGCACGCTTCCGAGCGGCGGAACCGACGGCCAGGTGCTCCTGAAAAACGGATCGACGGCCTACGCCGCGAAGTGGGGCACGGTATCCGCCGCAGGACTCAAGAGCGGATACAATTCGCTGGAGCTGAAAACAAAAACCCTGACGCCGTCCTCGAACGGCTTTGAGATAGGGACATCGAGCTATCCCGTGACAGTCAGGGGAGACGAAATCGTGCTGTACTACAGCGCATACCGCTACTGCACCCTTGCGTGCAACTCATCCGGGAAGCTGACCGTCAACGGCACAGCCATCAACTAAGGAGGGAATCATGAAATTATACGACATCGCGCTCGCGGCAAAGCCGCTGCAGAAGCTCATCGAGCAAGACCTGCCGCTCCGGCAGGCCTATCAGCTCGCCATGCTGGCGACCAGGCTCAACCCAACACTCGAATTCTACGGAAACCAGCTCATGAGCGGGCGGCCGCAGGCGGAGCTGAACGAGCTGGACGCCGACACGCTCCCCGAGCTGCCGCACATCACGCTTCCGCTCGACCTCGATATCCGGCTTTCCGCCGGGGATATCAAGTGCCTTGAGCCGTTTGTGACCTTCGAAGGAGCTGATAACGCATGATCACCATCCACTGCTCCCGCGCGTGCGCGCATCTGGCGTCGCCGCCGGAGCTTTTGACGGCGGGGATGAGCAAGGCCGTGACGGTGCAGTTCGTCTTCTCACCCGCGTGGGACGGGCTGACGAAGACCGCCGTCTTCTCGAACGGCAAGACCACCGTCGACGTTCTGGCGGCGAACTGGGACGGGGATACCGTTCCCGTCCCGCACGAAGTTCTAGCCGTACCGGGCCGCTACGCCCGCGTGGGCGTCTATGGCGCGGACGAAAGCGGCGTCGTCCTGCCGACCGTCTGGGTGAGCCTCGGCAAAGTCCAGCCCGGCGCGGACCCATCCGGCGACGAGACCGCCGACCCGACGCTGCCCGTCTGGGCGCAGTTGCAGAAGCAGATCGGCGACCTGGACGACCTAAAGACCTACAACAAGGGCAACCTCGTCGCCGCCATCAACGAGGCCCGCAGCTCCGGCGGCGGCTCTGGTGGCGGGGGCATCCAGTCGGCACAGATCGACGCGATCCTCGTGATGACAAAATCCGAATATGACGCGCTGGACAAAAAGGACGCGCGGACACTGTATCTGTTGGAGGGATAACATGCTGGCAGTTGGACTCAAACGCATTCTGGAGCTGTTCATCGGCTCCATGGGCATCAAATCCGCCCACTTGGGCACGAAAGCCATCTACGAAAGACCGGGCGGATTTTTGTACATTGAACTCACAAGCGAAGAAAGGGGATAAATCCAGATGGCAAGTTTTTTCAATCTGACACTTGATACGCTGGCACCTGCCGGCCTATCGCTGATCCTGAACGACGGTGCACAGTACGCGACCAGCGCGACCGTCACGGCAAAGATCTCTGTCTCCGACGAGACAACGACGGGCTACCAGATGAAGATCTGGGGCACGAAGACGGCGGAGACCGAGGCGGAAGCGTCGTGGGAGACATTCGCCACGACAAAATCCATCACGCTGCCCGACGGCGACGGCCTCAAGACGATCTATGTCAAGATGCGCGACGACGTCGGCAACGAAACGGCCGCAGTCAGCGACACGATCACGCTCAACACGTCGATTCCTGCCGTGACCATCACCGGCCCCGACAAGAGCAGGATCTCGAAGGTCACGGGCTACGATGCAGCGGCGTTCTCCTTCGTCTGCGACGTGGACTTTGAGGAATACACCATTCGCGTCGTCCCGGCGACGAGCAGCCTGCACACGGCGGGCACCCAGATCCCGACGACGGGCGGCTCCACCAACGTCAGCGGCACGGAGGGAGGCTACAAGAAGAACACCGCCATCAACGTCACTGTCAAGGGCGCGGACCTCGAGGCAGCGTCTTCCGGCGACGGCACGAAGATCGTCAAGGTCTTCGTCAAGAACGCCGCCGGGACCTGGAGTGCCGCCTGATGGCCGCGCCGCAGCTGACATTCTCCATCACGGGCAACAAGATCTCGGCGGTCTCGGGGTTCGACTCGATCACCGTTTCCTTCTCGTCGGACATCGCCTACACGGCCTTCGAGTGCCGTGCGACGAAGTCCGGCGAGGATTGGGGCCGCGGGAAGGGTGCTTTGATCGCGTCCTTCTCCAAGACCCCGGCGGGCACGCAGCGAACCTTTGAGGTTTACGACGATTTTCTGCTTTCCGGTGATGGGGAATACCGCATTTCGTTGTTCGCGCAGGGCGCGGACGGCAGCTGGAACGACAACTACGGATTTATCCCGCTGGGAGAGTCGCAGGCGCTGAAGACCGCGGACGGCGAGGATTTTCTGTGTATGAAGGAGTGATCGTATGGCTTACAACAGCCAGTTTACCGGCGCGCAGATCGACGAGGCTATCGCCGACGTGCGCAGCAACAAAGACGCGTGGAATGGAAAGCAAGATGTGATCCTCGCCTCCGGCGCTTCCGTCGGGGACCTGATCAAGGTCAAGGCGGTGGACGCCAGCGGGAAGCCGACGGCGTGGGCGGTGGCCGTGGCGGGCACGGACTATATGAAGACCGGCAACATCACCAAGCAGACGCTGGTCTCCGCGGAGACCACGCCGACCGAGAACATGGCCATCAACTGGCAATATGAGTGAGGAGGCCACATGGCGCACAAGACATTGATCTCCGGCACGGCCTATTCCGTGACCGGCGGCCGGGAGCTGATCGGGGGCACGGGCTACGCGAAGAAGAAAGGCCGGGTGCTGGTGAACGGCACCGGGTACGATATCCCGTTTTCCATCGGCATCCCGCTTTCCACCGTCGCGCTCGGCGATATCCTCATGCTGAACGAAAACGGCAGCCCCGTCCCGTTCTACGTCTGCAAGCACGACTACGAAAGCGGACTGAACGGCGCAGGGCGGACACTTCTGGTGAGGAAGGATTGCTATGACAAGCGTATTTTTGACAGCAGGAGCAAGATTTTCGCCGGGAGCTCGATAGACACATGGCTCAACGGAACCTGGATCAAGCTGCTGACATTGGACGTCCAGTCTGCGGCCGGCACGACAAAAATCTACTACTATGACGGAAGCAAAAAGAAAGCAGTCACGACCCGTGCAGTGTTCCTGCTGTCGACAGCAGAGTTTGGCTACAGCGATTATGCTGATACTGACGGAGAACCACTGGACAGTGCTGTGAGAAAACTACTTTCCACTGCTTACTACGGCGGAAATAGTGTTGTACAGTGGACGCGTACACCGGCCACCTGGACACAGAACAACGTGTACGTTATAATGCCTAGCGACTATTCGACTCATATGCCTTGCAACGACAGTTACGGCGTCCGCCCCGCCTTCACCATCCCCTCGACCTTCCCCGTCATCCAAAACCCCGACGGCACCTACAGCCCGGCAGCATAAAGGAGGACCCACATGGGCACACACCACATTTTGAAAGACGGCACATCCTACGCCATCAAAGGCGGCACTGACCTGATTGCTGGTACAAGTTACCAAATCGGGGGGGGGGTCGAACGCTGGTGAATGGGACGGCGTATGAGGTCAAGTTCAGCGACGGGCTGACGTGGATCATAAATGAGTCCCCAAAAATAATGGTTTTTGAGCAAGCCATTGATTTTACATCAAACGGGAAAAAATTTGACTACTTCATGATCACTGCAGGCTCTCGGCCAAGCATTGTTTACTCTTACGGGCCAGGCGATATTTGGTACGCATATTTCAACGGGAGCTGGACGCAAGAGGCATTCCGGACAGTGACTTTCGCTGAAATGCCAACAGGAGCACTATTAGCATGGCTGCAGGCCAATGCCGTGCAGCAATAGACAGGAGGAACTTATGGACACCTGGTACATCACAATCGGAGGGCAGGAAATCGAGACGCGACCGGCCGCTGGCCGCATGCGCGACGCCGACTGGGGCGGGCGCGAGAGCCGCGCCGTCACCATCGCCAAGAGCGCGGTTGCGGACCCGCTGGCGCTGTTCTGCGACGGCGCCGTCTGGGGCATGATCCACCGCTACACCACGGCCGTCCCTGTGCTGGACGCAGAGGGCAACGTCCAGATGAACGAGGACGGAACCGTCAAGTCGACGACCGAGACCGCCGAGGACCGCTACGTGGACGACTACGCGGACTTCACCCTCGCCGGCCCCATCACCGACAACCGCGACGGCACCATCACGGCCAAAATGGGCCGGAAGACAGACAGCGACATTCTCGCGGAATTGGAGGCAGCATATGACGGAAACTAAGCTCACGCAGATCAAATCGGCCATCACCGACGGCAAGCTCGTGCAGGCCGCAGGCGGTATCACGGAGGACGTGACGCAGTCGGACAAGCTGGGCTACGACTGGCGGAACATCTACGTCAACAAGATCCTCGTCAGGCAGGTGTACGTCGAGCAGGCCGTGAAACAAGGCACCGCCGATAACCCCATCGAATGGCAGCCCGACATGCAGCTAATCCAGAACGCCTACTACGCCCACGGCGGCGAGACCAAGGTCTGGATGGGCGCAGCGGGCGCGACGGCAAAGTGGACGGACGCGGCCTTCGTGCCGATCTGATAAACGCAGAAGGGAGAAAATCAGATGGACCTGCAGGATCTGAACGTTGCTGTCGCGGAGATCCGCGGCAATGTCGACCGGAACACCGGCCGGATCAAGGATCTCGAGAAGAAGAACGACGCTGTGACCAAGCTGGCCGAGGCCGTCGCCGTCATGGCCGAGCACATGAAGACGCTCGACGACAAGATCGACGGCATGCAGACGAGCGTCAACAGCCTCACGGCCAAGCCTGCGAAGAACTGGGATGCGCTGGTCAAAATCGCGCTGACTGCGCTGGTGTCCGGCCTCGTCGGCTGGGCGCTGAGCAAAATTCTGTAACACGCGCCGCAAGGCGTGAAATTTGAAAGGAGTACATACTATGAACGCAAAATGGTGGAAGGCAGCGGCAATCCGCGCAATCAAGACCGTCGCGCAGACGGCGGTGGCAACGATCGGCACAAGCATGATCCTGTCGGAGGTCAACTGGCTGGCCGTAGCGTCGGCCTCGGCGCTGGCGGGCATTTTGTCCCTGCTGACGAGCGTCGCGGGCCTGCCGGAGGTCAAGGAAGAATGAAGACTATGCCGCCGCAGATCGTAGACAATTTCACAAGCGTCAACATCTACCGGGGCGGCAATAAGCCGCAGTATCTGGTTATCCACTTTTTCGGGGCCCTCTCCAGCGCCTATGGCGCGTCGGAGTGGTTCAAGGCCCCGGAGGCGCAGGCGTCCGCGCATTACTGCGTGGACGAGAAGGACGTCATATACCACTGCGTGCCGGATACCGACATGGCGTGGCACTGCGGGGCCGTGGGCGGCCTGCACTACCGGAATCCGAAGTGCCGCAACTGCAACTCCATCGGCATTGAGCTGCGCCCGCAGAAGCTCGACAGCAGCCGCCTGAACGCGAACGACAAGGACTGGTACTTTGACCGCCGCGTCATCGAAAACGCCGTATGGCTCACTGCAAAGCTCATGCGGCAGTACAACATCCCGCTGGAGAACGTCATCCGCCACTATGACGTCACCGGAAAGATCTGCCCGGCCCCGTTTGTCGGACCGGCGCATAACATCTACTACGGCACCTCCGGCGACCGCCAGTGGCAGGAATTCAAGGCAAGACTGCAGGAGGAAACAGCCATGAGATACGAAAAGCTGCGGGACGTCGACAACCAGACGTACCGCCAGACGCTGGACAAGCTGGTCAGCAAGGGCCTGCTTAAAGGAAAGGGCGGCACGGGCGAAGACCTGACGCTCGATCTGAGCGAGGACAACGTCCGCATGCTCGTCATCCTGGACCGCACCGGCGTTTTCGACCGGTAAGCAGGATCTCTGCCAGTCGAGCGGGCCGAGAAAGGGAGTGACGCTATCACTGCGCGGCTGGCTCTGCCGAAGGAGCTGGAACACCTCACGCGCAGCGACTGGGAGCGCGTCACCGACGAGGGAATCTGGGATCTGATCGACAAAAAGATCATCGAACTCTATATCGTGCGCAGGCTCCCGCAGATGGACGCCGCCGCCGAAATCGGCATCGACCGCAAAACCATCTCCCGCCGCCTGCCCCACATCTACAACACCGCCCGCCGCCTGGTAGGGAAAACGGACAAAGAAAAAGCGCCATGAGCAACGGCTCATGGCGCTTTTTCTATGCCCGCATGTCCCACAAATGGTACACAGATGTCCCGGAAATGTCCCCCATAAAAACCGGAGAAGCGGCAGAATGAGAGTAGGAGCTGGCCAGCTTACTACTTTTACCGGAGGATTTTTTATGGAATACGCAAGTAAGGGACTCGCAGGGACTGCGCTGGGCTTCGGCATCGGCGGCGCCGCGCTGGGTCTGGCAAACGGCGGGCTCGGCAATCTGCTGGGCGGCCTCAACCAGAACAAGAGATCGGAAGCCGCTGATGTTGCTGCGGCAGTCGCGCCTGCCATGACGGTCGCCGCCATGCTCGCCGCACGGCAGCAGGAGCCGACGTGCAGCGAGAACATGCCGGTCACGCGCTACGATCTGGAGCGCGAACAGAAGCTGGCCGCGAAGGACAGCGAGATCGCGCTGCTCAAGGCCAACACGTATAACGACGGCAAGATGCTGGAGATGTACGGTTATATCGACGGGCAGCTCAAGGACGTCCGTGAGGCGCTGTGCAAGCAGGCCGTCCACAACCAGCGCACCGAGGACAGCTTC